TATGACCTCCCGACTTAGTTTATGGCAGACTAAACTTAAAGCCGCTAAGGCCGAGCAGCATCAGCACGAAAAGATGTTGCGGCAACAATACCGTGCGCTAGAGCGCATACAAAAGCAGATTATCGAATTGGAGAACAAAATTGAGCATGAACTGGCGAAAGCTCAACAAAGAACTGGCGCTTATGACCGAGGAACAAGTGTTGAGTTTGCTTAACGAAGAACGCGCAGGCGCTAAACGTATCTCGATCATGGAACGCCTGCACCAGCGCTACACAGCGTTGCGTGCGTCACGCGAGCGGATGGAGTTGTTTAAGGAAGCAAGAGCGCTTTAGCGCTTCTTTGAGTAGAATAGCGTCCGGTCGCCAAAGAGATAGAACCCTACGGCGGCTGCAAAGTTATCAACCGACTCTGATGACTGACCGTTAAGTTTTAACGTCGCCCAAGTAACTAGCACGATGAGCGCAACGCCTGGTCGCATCAGCCGCACAATCGCCTCGACCCACGGGTAGGACGGGTTAGCGCCACCTGCGTCGTTCATCGCCTTGAACATATTAAGGTCTAGTTCGCGCATCCGCACGTACTCGGCGATGTTGGTAGGCTTATAGCCGTCTGTCTGTATAAACCGACCGATCAAGGACTTACCAAGATCAACGGCCAGTGGTCCAAACGCAGCGAGGATGGTTAGCGGGTCCATTAGGGGTAGAACTTGCGATCTAACTCGAAGTGCGGACCGTCCTTGAACGTGCGCCAATCGCCGCCCCACACAATAGCAACGCCTAATTCTTTAGCTGCTGCCTTCATCGCGTTTGCGATCTTAGCGTACAGCGGCCAAGACCAATCGACTTGATTGTCCACCCATGCGCCAAGATCCACGGCGTGGCCGGTGATGTGACGGCTATTGAGTGTCTGGCTAGCACCTGATGCTACTAAAGTCTGCTGGCGCTCAGGCGAGCGCAAGCCCTCAAGGACGGTGAAGTCTACGGGCGTTAGGTCGATCGCACGCTCAACGACGCGTACAAGGTCAGGATGAACGCCTTGCAGACGCTCGATAGACCTTTTACCTAGTTTAAACACCTAATAGTTTCTTAAAAAAAATTGCAGCAGCGCCAGGCCCAAGGAGCACAGCGACCATGACGGCGTACATGAGGTACTCTAAGCGCTTCATCTTAGCCGAGCCATCGTCAAACCGCTGCTCGACGCGACCGAACGACTGTTCAATCGACTTGTACCGCTCTGCACAAACTGCCTCATGGACAGTCAAACGCGTATCCACATTGTGCTCCATGATGACCCTTACCTATCAATCAATGAGTGCATTTTCGCTAGGTTCCGATGCTAGCGCATTAATAGACGTCGTTGTCGCCCCACTTCTTATAAATCCCGCCGCCCGTTGAGCGGCTTTGTTTTTAAATGATGATGGATCGCTAATAATCTTTAACACATTGTTGCGCTCTTGCGCTGGCAACTTTTCTAACAGGTTCTTTGCGCCTTGGGGTGACTGCATAGCGTCTGCCAAGATTTTCATGCTCTTACTACCTATTGCAGTTTGCAATTCAGCAAGCGTCTTGTTTGTTGCAGTTGCCCAGAAGTTTAACAGTGAAGGTAGGCGAAACTTTGATGTGTTTTCCTCTAGTAGGGTTGCTAGCGCTTTCTGGCCGTCAGACGCTTGCTTACTAGAAGCTAGTTGATTGACGCGCTTCGTCGCCAACGACTGTAGCGTTGATATGGTGTTCTCGCTCAGTTCCGTAGCGATGTTGTAGTTGCCAGGGCCAAGAAATTTCTCAACAACGTCAGGCGCTTCGTTTTGCACCAGACGCACAAACGCGTCTTTGTCGGTCTTCCATAGCCTAGCAGCTTCGCCGGTCAATTTAGTCTCAGCGATCTTTTGCATACCTTTAGAAAACTCATCAAGGTACTCACGGTAGCCCTTACCCCCCGCCGCTTCGATAGCGTTGATCAGTGTTGGCTTTAGCTCAGACGTTACCTTAGCTGCCAAGTTGCGCTGCGTCGTAGCGTCGACGCCTGGGCGTAGCTGCTGTACAGTTGCGTTGATGGAGTTCTTACGAATAGCATCTAGTGCTCTTGCGTCAATGATGCCACCGTTTTTGGTCCACTGAGCAATATCGTTTGCTATGTTTTTAGCCGCACCACTAAGCAAATCATTGCCTGCAAATTCAGGGTTGTTCAATACGCCGCGAATCTGTCCTATGATTGCTTCGCCTTTAAGTGGCTTGATGCCTGCCTCTCGTAAACTGTCTGCCGCAGACTGAGCAAACCTTGCGCCTTGACCTAGATCAAGCGACGCATCCGCCGCCTTCGACGCCCACTCATCAGCCATACGAGCTAAGTCGCCTTTGTAGGTGTACTTAGTCAGCCCCACAGGTAAGTTGCGCTTGATAAGGTCGAGCCGAGCAGACGCTTCAGCCAGATTGCCTGCGTTGATCAGTCGGCGTACGTCTTGCACTTTTGCTGCTGCTTCGGCGCTTAACTTACCAGCCTCAGCCTCATATTGCGCGACTTGCTGACCAAGGTTAGCGCGGTTCAACGCTGCTTGACGTGCAGGACTTGTGATGTCGCGCAACGTCTGTTTCATAAGGTCCGTCGTAGCGCGTACGTCCGTAGCGGTCGCACCGCCTGCCAGTTTCGCCAACGCGTTAACACCTTCGTCGTGGCTCATTGTGGCAAACTTATTTAAATACTGAGCACCTGATTGGCTTTGCTCTAGTGAATTTTTAACAAGTGCTTGCCAAGTTGGGTTTTGAATCTTAGCCGTAATCTCTGCAACGCTAGCGTTGGGCGGCGCGTTTCGTAGTATTTCTAACGTCTGTTCCAAATCAGCACCCAATGATTGGCGGGCTACAGACGCTGCTTTGTTTTGTGGTAAGTTTTTAAAGTCTACGATTTTACCAAGACCTTTACCAATCAACGGTGCGATGACGCGCCCGCCAGCTTCGTAGGTTCCCCCCTCAAGGACGTTTTTAGCAGGCTCTAGTGCAATCGCTGGGCCTTGGCGTGGTTCTTTACCGCCAAGATAAACATCACCTAACTCAAGAGCCTCTTTAGCAAGTCCATAACCTAAGCCCGCACCTACTACGCCGCCTGTCACGGTACCTACAGGGCCAGCGCCAAACGTGCCTGCTGTGCCACCTAACAAAGCACCGCCTGCGGACCCTAACGCCTCAACTGTTGGTGCTACGTAAGGTCTAATACTTTGGTACATGCGCTGCCCTGCGGTCAACTCTTGGCGAGGTGCCGTGGGCATACCTTCGCTGCGCGGCGCAGGTGCTGTCTGTAGACCAACCTTAGCATCGAAGTCGGCTCGGGGTATATCTGAATAGAACTTTTTATACAGCGCGTCTGCAAGCGCTGCATCAGACATATCCGAGTATTGCGGATATTGAGCGCGGATTTCTGCAATCGTAGCCATTATCGAATACCTAGCGGATCAGCTTTAGCACCGCCAGAGGCAGGGGCTGGTGATGGTTTAGATGCAGGCGCTTCAGCTTTTTTAGCGTTGTTAGCAATAAACTTTCGCATATTTTCAAGAATAGCTCGGTTAGCTTCAATAGAACGCGTGGGATCAGACAACGCCTCAAGCCAAGAACGAAATTCCACATTAGAATTAAGTTGCTGCGCGGACATACCTGTAGCATTTTTGACTGCATTAAGCAACTGATTTCTTGAACTTTGTATAATGTCGCGCTGTGTTTGCGCTTCAGTACCTACAACACGCCCCGCTATCTGACCGGCGCTTGTGCCAGCCAGATAAGATAAAACGTTAGAGCCTGCACTACGACGCTCGCTTGGTACTGCTCTACGTCTATCTAAGTCTGTATAGGCTGTTTCTAACGTATCAAGAATATCGCTAGCTTGTTGTTGACCTTCTTCTTTCTTAGTAGCCGCAGCCGTTGCAGCGGGTGTTTTGCCAGCCAAACCGATTACGCCAGGCGAACCTACGCCGCCGCCCTTATAAGTCCTCGCATCAATAGTAAGCATTTGCGAGGAGTTAGTTGGGTCTTGGATTTGCGTAACGCTTGGCGCAGGAGGTTCTCTGCTTGGCCCTAAACCTTCTATTCTAAGAGCAGGCGCTGTAAGCGGTGTTTGTCCTATGGCGTTTGCAGGATCAACATAAGTGGGTCTGCCATTTTGAAGCACCGCAATAGGATTGCGCGGTTGTTGAGGTGGCCGCTGGGCGCTTTGGAACGCCTGATACCCTTCTGGCGTGGCTGGATAGCCTAATGACGTCATCGTGCGAATAGTCTCAGGCGGCATCGAAGCGCGGAATTCGTTTTCAATTTGTTTCAATATCAATTGCGCTTCAGCCTTAGCGGCTGGCGTATTGATGTTGGACACCATTCTGTAGCGTCGCTCTAACTCTTTAGAAGACGGTGGCGCTGCGGACGTTGGTGTTGCTGCGGGGGCTGGTGCGGCTAAAGCATTGGCTGGCGGCGTTTCAGCAGGCGCGGGCGCGGCGGCTAAAGCGTTAGCGGGTGCAGGTGCAGCAGGCGCGGGCGCAGCAGCTAAAGCATTAGCAGGCGGTCCTTCAGTCTGACTTAAATATTGGCTAAACTGATCTTGATTGTCTAACCGTTCAAGAATAGACACTGCCGTTTTTACAAACTCAGGCCTGCCGGTCTTAAACATTGCTTGCGCGGCGGCTCGCAAATCTGTTGGCCCACCTTTAGCTGCAATCGTTGATTGAATCTGTTTCAGCGCCTCGCGCTCTTGCAGCATGTCTTCCATCTTAAGCGCGTTCAGTTGCGCCGCAGACGCCTTGCTGTACTGGTCGAGCGGGTCTTGTAACTGAAGGCCTCGGTAAGACAACGCGATGTTCGGGTCAACAAGAGCCATATTTAGCCTCCATAGTAGGTGTAGCCACCATAACTATAATCAGTAATAGGCGCGGCTTCTGCTGCGGGTTGCGGACGCATAGCATTCAAAAAGTTTTGACCTTGCTGATAATTTAAGTAAGTACCTAATGCACCCGTCAACGCGTTAGCGCCCCCCATGTAACCTGACGCTCGCGCCTGCCCCGCAGCGCCTAACGCTTGGCCGACGTTGCTCGCCATCACCTGCCCTGCCTGACCTAACTGGTTGGTTGCCGTTTGGCCTACGCCTGCTAGCGACTGTAATGGGTTCAGACGCGCATTACGCTCGGCTTGATACCGGTTAAAGGCGTTCATGTACTCCTGTGACGCTAAGTCCTGACCGTAGCGTTGAGCACCCCTTAACATGCCGCCTGACAGCAAGCCCCCACGCGCTGCTGCCGATCGCTCTAGCGCCTTCATACCTTCGCTCATACGGAAGGCGTAGCCTGGATCTTGCTGAAACTGATCCATACCGAACGGCGTGTATTCGGTTGCCAACGGCGTGAGTTTGTTGAGCGCTGTAATGCCCGCCTGACGCCAAGGCTCTTGCAGTTCAACTTGACGTTCAAACTGCTGCATCTGCAAATCAGCAGCGCGGTTAGCAGCGTCAGCTTGTGTGCTGGCAGCTTTCTTAGATGCGCTAGAACCTAGTAACGCGCTACCAATAATTGCGGCTGGTATCATCCATGCGGCCATAATTGTTCCCCTTAAGTCACTTCGCGCCCACTGACGCGCATGTTGATGGCGCTAGCCGTCCCAGCAATCGTGCTGATGAAATCACCTGCGCCCAGCACCTGTCCAACCAACTCAGGAAACGTATAGACCTCAGACGCCTGTAGCGTCTTGGTCTTCGTAATCAAGTTAGTGTTACCCGCTGATCCTGCTGCTGTGACAAGATTGACGCTAATCGTTGCAGCGCTGGCGCTGTAGTTGGTCGCCGTAAACTTGTCAATAATAGCCGTCACACCTGTTGCGGTGTACTGCGTAGTTTGTGATGATTCGACCGTCTTGGCCGGAACAAGCACTTTAACGGTAACTGCCATTATTGAACCCCTTCAATGTTGTTACTGACAGTAAGAATAATGCTTGGCACAGCCGGATAAAACGCAGAAGATGCAAACGATGTCAGTTGCACCGTTACATCATCAACCGCGTACATGACTTCAACGTAATCGCCAGCATTAAGTTTAAAAAAGTACCCAATAGTAGCAAGTTGTTCGTTGTTATTGCCTTGCAATCGTAGTTGACTGTTGCTGTTAGGTACATCAACGCCGTTAATTCGGGGCCATATCCAGATAAGACCTACACCACCAGTCGTCTTATCTAGTTGGATACTGAACAAAAAGTTATAGATACCACGCTCATCGACGTAAACTCTCGACGTTGGTGACCCGATATAGACGCCGTTGCTGACGTCAGTGGTGTCAAACGTAACAGCGTAAGGCGTATTGATCGCAGCCGGGATCTGGGAGGTAGTGTCGAGAAACTGGCCGTACCGCGAACGCTTGAACTCTCGCGGAGGCGGCGTGACTTGCAACGCTTGGATCTGACTTTGCAGTTGAGCAATGTCGTTAATTAAGCTGTTTGGCTGTGTCTCTAAGTTCTGACGCAGTGCATCAATTTGCTGTTGTAGCGACCCAAGCTCACTAGGTGGCTGGGTCTGCACCTCTTGCGCCAGCGTCTGAAGCGCAGCGTCATACGAAGCGATAAGCGACTCTAGCCCCAGGCTAGCGATACCATCGTTAGCTGCAACATCAGCAACGCGGTACAACGACAAGAAGAACTGATACCAAGCGCGGTCGATCAAACCCGTACGTGCGTCGATGAACGGCACACGCGGTGGCGTGATTGGCGTCGGGGTGGCGCTAGGATTAGGCATTGGTAGGACTGATCAAAAGTTCTGCGCCCATCAGCGCTGTCTTTACAGGGTCAGTCATCGACAACTCGTATACCCGGTCGCGCAACTGTAGCGTCATACCCAGCCTACGGAACCATACGCGGCGGTAATATTCGCCGATCTTGCCAATCGATGCTGTGCGATAGTTAGACCACGTATGCCCGCCATCATCTGACCAGCGCAGCATGACCTCGGGATCAGCGCCTTGTACGCCCGCCATTTCTTCTTCGATGAAGTATGCGCCGTCTTCAGACACTAAAAAGTAGTCGTTGGTCTCGATAATGTCTGTCGTTAAGTAGATCGACTCTACAGACGTGTCTTCGTCAATTAGCGAATCGCCACCCTCAGACAACAAGAAATAGTTGATGGGTTCTGTGACATCCGTGGTCAAGTAGCTGTCTTGCAAAGGTATGCCGTTCAGACCAACGCCCGACTCGATGTCAATCTGCATTGAATGCTGCGCGGTGCGCTTGAGGTTGTTCTGACCGGTGGGAAGCGCCCGCCAGGACCGTAGCCACTTTTGCGTCTGACCGTTATCAGCGTAAGTATTCAAGTCAAGCGCATAGATATTGCCGTTCTCATAGTCGCCAACGACAATTTTATTGTTGAACGCCATCTGGCAATTGCTGCGGTGCCGCGTAAATAGCCCGTTATCCCAACCAGCACGCTCATGCCAAGCGCCTGTAGCGACGTCGTAGACCCAAGTTGCGTTGCCACTAGGAAACGTTAGGACGTAAAAACTATGGCCGTCTTGCTGATAGGTGTAGGCGATCGCGTCGGTTAGCGTGCTGTACTGCTGGATCTGCCATTCGACAGCGTGCGTACTGATGCGCTGACCGGTGTAGCCGTTAGCGCGATAGACGATACCTTGCCCACGAGCGTCTGCGCCAAGCCAAAACAGCCCGTTATCCATCTTGGCAATCGTGTACGCGGAGATGCACCCGATCTCATTAAACGCGCCTTGGATGCGCTGAAGCGGAAAGTCAGACGACCCTGTGTCGTACCAGACCTCAACCGTTCCTGTACCGTACACCCATACTTCGCGGTGATCGACAATAAGGCCCACCACGCCATCAGGCGAGCCTTCTGCACTAGCAAAGTCAAGCGGGTCAATGGACGTGCCATCAAGCAGTTGCGTGACCCAGATGCGCTGGCTGTTAGGCTCGTTAAAGACAAAATAGCCATCAAGGTAGCCAACCGTCACCGCGCCAGGAAAATCTTCGTCCAGTATTTGCGCGAACGTGTTGGTAAGGTTGTTATAGATGTAGCTTGGCCCGTTAGCTGCAATGAAAACTTGCGTACCGTTATCAGCCATACTGACCGGCCCAGTGCCTGCTATAACGCCAAGCAGCGTCGGTGCGTAACTGGTTGTGATTTTGTATAGCGAATTGCCTGATACTACAAACGCAACGCTGCTGTCAGACGAGAAGGTCCATAGACCTCTGATCGGTCCTGTACCTATGGTTGCAAGTTTTAACAGCCCAGGACAGCGCTGAAGAAACGCGGGTTCTTTGCCGCCTTCTGGCACAACTTCCGGAAACAAATTGACCATCCTCGCATCGGCTGCGTTGACGGACCGTGCAACGTAGGACGAGCCTAGGATCGGCGTTTTCATTAGAAGTTGTTAGCGTAGATGTTGTACCGTTGA